GCCAGTCGAGAGAGTAGTCGAAACTATCCCTCTCAACGTTAACGTTTTCGCTCCAGTAGGAGCTAGAACGGCGTTTTTCAGTCCACAAGACAGAATCCTCACGGATTCCGATCGTAGACTGACGAACCTCACCCAGCAAAAAACTAATAAATAACCCTGGTGGGTTATAAATCAGCTTCTTATTTCGTCCTGGTACGACAATAGACCTTTCAGTTAACCGAATCCTCCGAGGACGAGCAACAAGCAGTCTATACTTTATAGATTGCAGCTCGTTATCCCTAGGAAGGGTAAGTGCTAACTGTTTAGGAACATGGATACCAGACGAAACATCTTCATATGGAGGCACAACGATGTCACGCTTAACTGAGTTAAGCAGAAGATCAATTGTATTCCATAAGTAGATACCGCTCCTGACCGAGAAGCGGATTAGAAGGTTTATAGCTGAGTATCGTGAAGCCATAGTGTTCACATTTTTAATGTAAACACCACGGATGTTGACTCCATGGAAGAAGTCAGACCCGCAGGACTCACGGAACGGACCTTCGGTAAAGGTCTTATCGTCATTCGCCTCAAAGCCGAGGAAATCGAGCAACGATAGTACGTCACGACTAATAAAGTCAGGACATATTATATCGTCACCGAATACACCCCAGCTTGAGGCGGAATCCTTCTTGTTCCATGGTTTCCCACGAAACTTGAAAGAAGCGACGACCATACAGGAGAAGAGCATAGTTTGCAAAGGGAACGTAAAACCGTTTCCCATTGTAGAGACCATGTGTAAATCTTCTGTACCTCGCCCTTTGATTTCGACAGATTTGCAACGGTATTTCATGAGCTGAGCCAAAAATGACTCAGGCATTACGTAACGAAGCATCCCTAGCGAAATCGAGTCCGAAGCACTGGAAAGGTCTATCGTTGATAGACCACCAGTGATCGAACCAAGGCGAGCAAGATCACGATTACGAAAAGGTTGTTCTTGCAGGGAGATGCCAAATCTCTCGCGCAAACGTCCTTCAAGGTGATCGGCAATGCCCAACTGAAAATAAGTATTTAAGGTTGGTTCAGTGCAGATACATCTGCTGATCTTATCGTTCTTAGGTACAAAACTAAGCTTATTGCTTTCAACTACAGAGGCCGACCCGTAATTCTCTATGCGGATTAACTCCGCGGAAGAGGATTCAGAGTAGCTTTTTATGTAGCGGCTATACCAAGCGTATAGTGAAAGATCCGAACAAGTAAGACGCGAGCTATAGAGCTTTGCATAAAGCGAACCCCCATTAGCACCGCGGTTGGCACCCGAACCAACCCTAGCTTTCGCTAGGATATCATAAGGGTGGTCCCATAGCTGATAAACTCGGCTATGGTTATCATCGTACTTGTTCCAAAACCCATAGATCTCCTGCTTAAAGAGACCTAAGAGGGTTTCGAGGCGTGAATCGATTTCACGCGGTACCCAGTTTTTGCATCGTTCATTAACGGACAAAAACTTATTTAAGGCAGCTTTATCAGTAGCGTCAGTGCGCCCGTAATTAAATTTCTTTAATAACGAGTTACCTAACGAAACTGCGTAGGCCTCCTTAACTTGGATACCTGGCCAGAAGGAGCCACCTGTTGGTAGTTCCTGCAAGGCCATATCTTTCTCAAAGCATGAGCGAATCGCTTCAGGCGTAATAGCCATAAAGTGGAACTCCCTATGGAAACGTAAAGGAAAGACACTAGCCTCAAGGCATAGTGTGTTTCACAGCATCTAGCGCTATACCAAAATAGCTAACAGCGATGCTGTAGGCTAAGTATCCAAGTAGAACAGTTAGTAAGCTGCCTACGAGGATACCTCGCCACAAACTCAAAGGACGCCCGTTACGACAGTATCGCCGAGGTCAGCACTCTCTTCAGTGAGAATACCGACCAAGAACGACAACATCGCACGGACTTCAGCTGAGTTATACGAGTCCATACCGGCAGGAACGTCGATTGTCAAACGACAAAAGGCGACTACCGGAACTCCTGATGCAGCATTACCACCCTTTCGGATGATAAGCTTCCAAGAGTTATTCGGGATACTTCCACGCAATCCGGTAACCGCGCTCGCTGCCGGCAGCTGTTTTAAGGCTGCTGGTTTAAACAGAGAGACAGTGAAGGGATTGGATATGGAATTAGCCGTTGCGCCAGTCTGTGTACCACCAAGAGCGGTAACAGCATGTTGCTTCGCATTAGCACTTGGCGGAGTATCGGAGGCCAACGTATAAGTTGGGCTCGTCAAATCCGTTTGTGCACCACCAGTAATAGAAGAATCAGGTGACCAAGTCATCTGCTATCTCCACAACAAACAAGGGTGAAGTCTCTACTTATCGTAGAGAACGAAGAGCCGAAACATTGAGAGTAGCTAGAGCTGCTATATTAAGCCATTTCATTCCTAGGCCCGGTATTTCGAACCGGAGACTGGGTACGAAGGAGGCGTTATATACATCTCGAGTCACTATCTCTCTACGTTTTACGGGGATATCATCGTACTTACTCAGCAATTCATCAACTTGCCACCCGGTTTGGGGTAGGAATTCGAGGTCTTCTAGTCGTATTGATTTCTCAATAAACGTTGAAGTCCCTCGCTCCGCCCATCGAATGTCAGCTGATTGAATTGATAAGGCACCAATAATATCTCCAATATTGGAGAAATAATCGATGAGGAAGGACCAGGGTACCAACTCCCAAAGAGAAGGTACAAAATCCCGATATTTAAAACCAAGAGCGGAAAGTCTGATATCTGTCTGAGTTTGCGGTAAAGCAACACAGACTTTATATCTAACACTTTTCTGAGCTTGAATAAACTGTCGGTGATTAAAACGGATCAAACCATACGCATAAGGAATCTTCTGTCCAGGCTCATCTTGCTGTTGCTCAACTGAAAAACCACTGACTACTTTCGTAGGCATAGGATCTTTCATGAACCGACGCAAGGCGAAACCTGCACTTTCGACATCCGATAGCAATGGTAAGACTCCGAACCTGTAAGCCAACCATTCATTCGCAACCATTCGTCGCATCTTTGAGCGCGTCTTGAGACCCTTAGACTTCCGTAGAACGGAGTTAAGGTAATCCGACGTATACTCAAAGAAAGCTTTCGCTGGATTGCGAATTAACCGTAATGTCTGGCCAAGTTCCCCGAGCACAACGAGACCTTGCAAGTCTCGCTGGGCACTAAGGATCTTTTTAGAAATTACGGATTTAGCACGATTGTCTACGCTAGAAAAGTCTGAAGACGGTAAATTCGGGTCAGAAATAAAGACCCCAAGCGTACCGTCAATCTCGGCACCCCAATACTCCTTATCAACACCAATACCTCTGATTGTAATGATCAAAAGGTGTAGTGAAGTAGGGACGTTATGGGTTCTCTTAGTACCAACTAGCGAAGTGGTGGCGCTCTCCCGACGACGAATAATCTCTCTAAAGTCTCGAATAGTGTAAGGGTCAAACGTCACTTGATCAGTCCAGTAGGACTGGCCGTGAGTCTGATCCCAGGCACCCTTGTTGACCGAAAAGAAATTTCGTCTTCGAAGATACGCTCCATCACTAAGATCTTTGGTACGAGTTAGAGATACCATGATTGGCTTTCCTAGGTTGTTAGACAGACAACGATAAGACATCCTAAACCTTTGTAAGGCAAGGACCCCAGTGACCAAATTGTCACTAATAGGACCCCCGAAAG